AAAATATCCAATGAAGTCTGCGAAGGCCAGGACTGCGACTGCTCACAGTGCACGGTTGACTGTGCTTGTAAGCTCTGTAGTTTTGATAGTGAGGCAACATGTAACTTCAAGTGGAGGGGCAGAACGTGAGCTGTAAGAGAACGGACTGTCTTTATCACCCTGAGAGCTGCCTGAGCTATAACTGTGATTATATGCTTCTGACCGGGAAGAAACGAGAGAGTAAGCCCGGCAGGAATTGTGACAAGTATCAGAAAGCGACACCTGCGGAGAAGCTGCACTTAAGAAGAAAAACGGCAAATGTCAGCTTTTGTCTGAGCCATGAGGAGAGTGAGTATGAATCAGAACTCTTTTGAAGAAGCAATATCGGTATTCTGTGACAAGTATTGCCGTTATCCTTTGGAGTGTCGGAGCCAGGATGAGCTGGATGAGCATTGTGATAACTGCGATTTTATAAAAATCATTAATTTAAAAGAAGGAGAAAAAGAAAATGGAAAATTGCATCGTACTTAACGGAAAGAAAACGGAGCTGACTGAGGCTCAGGTAGAGAGCATCAGAAGTGCTTTTGTTACAGATGAGATATCTTCCGATTCTCGTGAGAAGAAACTTTCCGACTTTAAAGAAGGCGAAACCTTCAGAATCGGCGAGCATGAGTTTATTGTGCTGGGTGAAATGGAGAGCGGTATTGCCGTAGCATTAAACGATTATATTGCTGAGATGAGATTCGGTGATAACAACAACTTTGCCGACGAAGATAACGATATCAGACAGAAACTCAAGGGATTTGAGAAGGAAATGGAAACTCTTGTTGGAGCGGACAACCTTTATGTTCATAACGTGGACCTTACAGCCAATGATGGTATGAAAGATTACGGCAGTGTTGAGGTGAAAGTTTCTGTTATGACCGCGGACCTTAGAAGACGTTTTGCATACATGATGGATAAGTTCAAAAAGGATTATGAGTGGTTGGCCACAGCATATAGCACTCCTGCTCATAATAATGAGGTCTGGGTAATGTGCGTTTCGCCCTCCGGCTACGTCAACTACTTCAACAGTAACTACGGCAACGGCGGCGTGCGCCCGTTTTGTATCTTAAATTCTAATATCTTTGTATCTAAGTAAAGGGAGGAAATAAACATGGAAGTAATGTTAAGTGATGTGCAGGTGTCAAAAACTTTTAAAGTTGCAGACATTGAGTTTATCAAGTTTGCTCAAGAAGGTGACAGAGTAATTGCTGTTACCAAAGATTTACAGTTTAACTCATACTTCGGTAAAAATAACAATTTTTCAGAAAGTGATGTACTCAAGAAACTGCTGGATGAGATGCTTCCTAAAATTGAAGCTGCAATCGGCGCAGAGAACGTGCTTGAGTTTGAGACAGACCTCTTTTCTCTTGATGGCTCCCGTGAGTACGGTGTTATGAAGTCTAAGGTTGCATTACCTACTTTTGATTTCTACAGAAATAACAGGGAGATATTTAATAAGTACCCGGTTGATGGTTGGTGGTGGCTTACTACACCCGACAGCACACCTGAGTACAACTCTAGTGCCTGGGTTGTTTGCGTTTCGCCCGGCGGCGACATCAGCTACTACCGCAGTATCTACGGCAACTACGGCGTGCGCCCGTTTTATATCTTTAATTCTTCTATCTCTGTATCTTGTGAGGAGTAATAATGGCAAGTTCTGATATGAGGGTAATTGATAAAGCTCAGAGTCTCGCAGAGCATACCTTCAAATTAACCTCGAATTGTAACAGGTACCCTAAGAAGTACAGACATTCTCTCGTTGATAAAATACAGAACAGATGTATCGACATATACACAGAATTGCTTGAGGCAAACAGAATTGATAACACTGCCTATAAGCGGCAACGTTGTAACAAGATTACTCTTGCAATAGCTTATTGTGACGAGCTTTTGTTTTTCATAGAACTGTCAATGAGATTAGAAATTATAAATGCTGCTACGGTAGCAAATTGGTCCTCTATGGTAACAGACGTAAAGCACATGGCTTTAGCCTGGAGAACCAAAGAAAGTAAATAAACCCATAGGTTGTGCGTTGTATTTTTCTTTTTGCGTTTCGCCCTCCGGCAACATCAACTACAACAACAGTAACTACAACAACAACGGCGTGCGCCCGTATTGGTGGATAGTCAGACAGAGTAGGCAGTAAGCCGAAATCAGTACACCACTTCACCAAAAGAATGCACAACCTTTCCGTATGGATAAACAAAAAAGGAAGAATGCTTATGACCGAGTTCGAGAAAGTCGTTGATTTTAATAACATGTACCGGGCATACCGAAAAGCAAGAAGCGGAAAAGGCAGTAAAAGAAGTATTTCAAAATTCAGTGTTATGGCACTTGACGGAATAAACACTCTGATACAGCAGCTTAAGAATAAAACCTACACAATATCCGCCTATAGTGAATTCAAGGTATATGAGCCTAAGGAACGTGATATTAAAACGTGTTCTTTCAAGGACAAGGTCATACAGCACAGTTTATGTGACAATGTTATTATGCCCAGACTTAAGAATGTGTTTCTTTATGATAATTGTGCCGGACAAAAGAAAAAAGGCCCTTTGTTTGGTGCATTGCGATTTAAAAAGCAAATGGAAGCATTCTATAAAAAACACGGCTTTGACGGTTATATACTGAAGTGCGATATAACAAAGTATTTTTACAATATCGAGCATGGCAAAATGAAGGATATTGTGGAGTATTACTTTGGAGACGATAAAGACATTTGTTGGCTTTGTAATCTCTATATAGACAGTACCGAGGGGAAAGGACTTCCTCTGGGTAATCAGATTAACCAAGGGCTTGCACTGCTTTATTTAGATGGTATGGACAAGCTCATTAAGGGTGAGCTCGGCATTGAATATTTTGGCAGATACATGGACGACTTCTGCCTTATACATCAGAGCAAGGAGTACTTAAACTACTGTCTTGAGGTTATGAAGGCGTTTATTAAAACTCTTGGACTTACCTTTAACGGCAAGACTCAGATAGCACCCTTTAAAAACGGAGTAAATTATCTGGGGTTTCACCTTTATATGACCCCGAGCGGTTGCTGTATACAGAAGCTTAAGAATCAGAACAAGAGAAATGCTCAGAGAAAGTACCTGAAAATGGCTAAGCTTGTTGCCGAGGGTAAGTTGCCTATAGAGAAGTTCAACGATTCCTACAATGCATGGAAGAACCACATATCACACGGTAACTGCTATAACTTAGGCTTGGCTATGGATAGGAAAATAAATGAAATATTAGGGAGTGATACTGTTGATTTTAAACAAAGTATTAAGTTTTTGCAAAGCACAGAAGACCATACATCTGTATGAAAGTGAGGATTGCCAGTGGTTATCAGATGGATATGCGATTTATCCATTGCATGGTGTACCTCACTTTGATACCGAAACTATTTGTGCTACTTATGATATTGTAGGTAAGAAGAAAGAGAAAATATATGCTCGACATTTTTACGAGCTCCCGGCACGTCTTTCTTTTGAAAGCAGTGTAGAAAACGAAAGTGTTTGCGAGATTAACCCTATAAAGGTTTCCATCAACGGAGTTACTTATATACAGGTACTTACATCTGCGGGCTGCGAATTTATAGACGGCAAATATCTTACTCCGCTTTCCGATACAAACGAAGATATGCTGAGAATCTATGAAAGAGTGGCTGCTGACGGTACAACCTATTTTGCCGTAAAAGAAGGACTCATTCTTATTGCAATAATTATGCCTGCACTTCTGCTTAACGAGAAAACACTTGAAGAACTGAAAGCTTTTGTTACCAGATGTGAGGTTCACATGAAAAACCAGAGAGGTAAATATGAGTGAATTTCGAGAATATCATCCTATAAAAGAAGATGAGCGCTTCCGATTCGAAGATAAAGTTCAGTTAAAAAGATTATTGAAAACAAAGAAGTTAACTGAACGACAAAGAGAGGCTTTGAGAAGGCTTTTATTTGAATATGACTATGCGTGTGATTAAGGAGGAGTAACAATGATACACGAACTTAAAATAAAACCTGAGTATTTTGCTGATGTGGTTTCGGGTAAGAAAACATTTGAAGTAAGAAAAAGCGACAGACCTTTCAAGGTTGGTGATTTGCTTGCATTAAATGAATTTGAAAATCAAAGCTATACCGGTGCAAGCTGCTTGGTTTATATCGACTACATATTAAATAACAAAGAGATGTTAAAAGCTGATTACATTGTTATGTCGATTAAGCCTGTTATGATACGAAAAAGCGATTCGCCTTTTGATACGTGCTCATTAAAGCCCAACTACAGTGTACCTTTGGCTACTGAGAGGGATGGATGTAATGGTTAAAGAATCTACTGTGGAGCTTAGTCCCAGAGCTAAGCGATATCAAGAGCTGGACAGGCTTGCTTTTGAGTGGGGTCCTAATATGGATGATAAGAAGCTTTTCTCTCTTAAGTTTGAAGAAATGAGTTATGTGCTGGGTATGGCTCACTTATATATGCTTGCGAGGTTGGATGCGATATCACCTGAGCAGGGTGCACAGATTAAGCGTAGATACATATTGAGAGCAGAGCATATTCACAATAGCTTGGTGATAGCCAGGCATATGTACCAACGTCAACTTACAAACACTATTACCTATAGTAAAGATATGAATGATTTAGCAGAGCTTCTAAGGAGCGGTTCTCATGTGGCACTGCCAAAGGCACTTGAGATTATCGACAGTCTGAGCGGCTCTTATATATTCTCGGTTTTATATGACCACGCTATGAGAGATACAGACATAGATAGTTGTATTGATGAAGTTATCTATGATGAAGACAGCAGAGAGAGGCTTAAGGATGCTCTTTGCAGGTTTTTAGATGAATTGGAAAAGGAAACCTTGCCCTCTGTATTCTCAGAGCTTTCGCATGAGGATATAAAGCTTCTTGCTTCAAGGATTCCACCCAGAGAAATATATGATAGCAACATTCCCGAGGAACTTCTTCTGAAGCCTTAAAACAAAGAAAAACACACTCTCGAAAAAGCTCGGGAGTGTGTAGCCTTATATATAGGTATATGAAATTGAGAGCACCGAGCGGCTCTTTAAATGCCTGTTAAAGCAATTAAAGTTGTAACGAAATTTATAGTAGAAGGAGGTTAAGACTGTGCACTACTATGAGAGAACTATTACATCAGGTGACATGGTAGAGGTTGAGGTTTATAAGTCAATAAGAAAAAGAAATCTCAAAGGAGTTGGTCGGTCAGTCCGTCAGTCTGAAACCTCAGAGAAACAGAAGCAGGCAAATGAAATAAGAGCTGAGAAAAAAACACGCAGAGAAATTTTGAATAATTTTGTCCCCGGTGATATGTGGGTTACTCTGAAGTATCGTTACAACAATGAAGAAGACGAGTGCTTGCGAGACGTAAAAAACTATCTCAGGCGATTGAAATATTACTGCCAAACGAATGGATTGCCTGAGTTTAAATATAGAGGCAGGATTGAGCGTGGTGAGAGAGGAAAATGGCACGCTCATATCTGCATTAAGAAAATTGACTATGATGTGGTAACCAGCAATTGGGATAAAGGTAGCATATTTGTTGAGCCTATGTATATTGAAGGCAGATTTGAAAATCTTGCCAAGTACATACACAAGCATACCAAAGGCAAGAGCCATCAGATACGGAGTCGCAATCTTGTGCCTCCAAAGGAAAAGGTTAGAGAACTCGGCAAGAGAAAGATAAAGGAAATCGAAACAGGTGTAGTTCCTAAAGCTCCAAAAGGTTACTATCTTCACGAAGCAGAATATAGCTATAACGACCTGACAGGAACATCAGCTGTGTTTGTGTTCTTGCCATTAGTCCCCATAGATGTCGGGAAAATAAGAAAGTAAATATTTTTTAGTCAGACTGTTGAGTTTCCTCAGCGGTCAGCTTTGCAATGGATAAAGGAGGAAAGTATATGACAACAAGCGAACTTAAACAGCTCAGACACCTTAAACGTGAGATAGCAATGTGTGATAAAGAAATCACTCAGCTTAGAGAATTGGAGTGTGACCTTACTGAGACAAAAGAGCTTATAAGCTTAAAGACCGAGCGGATGCGGTTTTGTATAGAACAACTCACTAATCTTGAGCGATTTATATCCTCCATACCTGACAGTTATCTCAGACAAATGTTTGAGCTTAAGTATGCAGATGGTTTAAGCTGGACTCAGACAGCACATCGTTTAGGTTGCACAAGTGACTCTGTGCGGATGGCTTGTAGCAACTACCTCAAGACACAAAATTCATAATTTATAAAAGTCTTTCGTTTTTTTCGTTTTTGTTGATGTAACATTAAAGTGTAAAATAACAAGTTTTAGATTTTAATTTATCTAAAAGGCAAAAACAATGCTTTTCAAGAGATGTTCTCGATGTAATAAACGTATTCCTGCCGGTACTCAGTGCGATTGTAAGAGCCAAAGGCACAAGAAACTCAAGTCTGATGTCAAAGATGTTTCATTTTATGACACAGATGAGTGGAAAAAGCTTCGAAAACGTGCAAAAAGACACTTCTTTGGCTTAGATTTTTACGCGTTTTACGTGTATGGTCGAATAGAGTTCGGCAGAACCGCACACCACATTGTACCCATCGAAATGGACAGCAGCCGCAAGGCTGATTTTGACAACTTGATATACCTTTCCGAAAGCAGTCACAGAGAAATTCACTCTCTCTATAAGAGAGAGTGCGAAAAATATATTAAGCTGCTTTTTGAACTCAGAGAGCGATTTGAAAGAGAGTTTTACCCAGGGGGGTAGGGTCAAAATTTTTTGTCGCTCACTTCGTCATCGCGCCCCCAGTATTTCTTACGCAATTTTCCAAAAACAAAAAAGCAAAATAAGGAGAAAGAGAAAATGGGCCGTCCCCCCAAGCTCGTTGGAGACCAGACCGGACACTTAACTCAACAACAAATACAGGAAAAACAAGAGGCAGAAGCTGCAATTTCAATCGGCTTTTCTTACGCTAAAAAACCTCCAAAAAAATTGCTGGTGGATAGCGTAGCTGTGAAAGAATATAAGCGCATAGTCAAGCTTATCGAAGAACTTGAAATCCTTGTAATCTGTGATATGGATATAGCTAATATATGCGGCTATTGCAATGCGTATTCTATGTATTTCAAAGCAACGGCAGAACTTAGAGACCAAAAGCTCACCATTGAAAAAGCCCAGGGCCTCGCACCAAATCCGCTTATTGAAGTTCAACATAGATATGCTTCAGAAATGCGACGCTTCGGAGCACTCATCGGTGCCGATGTTTCTTCCAGATTAAAGCTTTCTATGGCTAAAGTCAAAACCAACGGCGACGGCATAAACGACCTATTTGGTGATATATGACAATTAAGCAAGAACTAATCAACTATGCAAACGACTGTCTGAGCGGCAAAATCACATCCTGTATCGCACACAAGTGGGCTTGCCAGCGTTTTTTAGACGATTTGAAGAAATCAGATGTCAGAAATACGTTGTCAGAGCCCTTTCCTTTTTACTGGGATGAAGCTGAAGCACAACGTATCGTTGATTGGTTCTCTTATCTCAAGCATCATAAAGGCAAGCTCGCAGGCCAGTTTATACAATTAACTGTTGACCAGAAGTTCTTTGTGTGCCAAATATACGGTTGGCGGCAGGACGGCACCGGGTATAAGCGTTTTACTCATACGTTTCTTGAAGTTGCTCGAAAGAACGCAAAGTCTCAGCTTGAGGCTGGAATAGCACTTTATGAAATCGCTTACGAATCCACCAAGTGGGGCGAGATTTACGAGGCGTATTGTGC